TTTGTAAGTGTCGAAAATTTATGGCCGACCTTTCTATCGGTAGCCTCCCCATTTCGATACAAAGTAATTAATGCAGCAGGGTCGTCTGCTGTTCCAGTAATAGTAAAGGAACTATCAGGTACATCTATTGAACCATCTCTTACGATACGGTCAATTTTTCCTCTAGCTGTACCACCACTAGAGTTCCAACGAACAAAATCGCCTACCCTCAATTCATCAGGTTCGGCTCTTTGTTCTGTTTTGGGTTCTTTAGCCATAGTTTTTTCGTTAGTAGCAGGTTCAAACTTGATAGGTTCAAACTCGTTTCTCTCAAGCCATGATCTAGCTTCAGAGGCGGTATATTCAGAAAGTCTGAACCTAATTGATTGAAGTTCAGCACCTTCCTCATTATCCTTTATACCAAATATAAAGTCTATGCCTTGTGAGGCTTCATTATTAGACCGCCTAAATGTATCATATTCCTCAGAATTTGTAATAGTTGCTGCGTGTTCATTTGGATATGGCCTTGCTAATTCAATAACTTCTGCTCTTTCTCTAGCCTTTTTAATAGCAGCAGCTTTACCCCTACTCCAACTAAAACCAGCATCGCCACCCCATGCAGCCCACGCTACTCTGCCTTTTGATGGATAACCCTTTTCTCCGGGGCTAAAACCTTCTGCTTTCTTGTCAACCTCATGTCTAGCAAAAAAACTAAACATTCGCACTACAACATCTGGTGAGAGTTCTCGACCACTTATTATCTGACTAGCTCTTACTGCTGCTACTTGCGTACCACCAGCCTTACCTTCTTCTTTCCACGCTTTGTACCTTTTTGCCTCTGTAACCATTCCTTCAGTTGGTTTGAGATTGATCTCTGTTCCACTAACATTTGCCATGATTAATCAGTTTTCTTTTTGCGTGTCTTTTTAGCTCTAGTAGGTTCTGGAGTGTCAGGTTGTGGTGCTTGAGTCTGACCTATTTCAACCTCTAAATCTAAATCTTTATCTAATGTAACTCCTAACCCTTCAGCGACATCTTGTTCTCTTGCAATTTCAGAAACAATATCGTCATAATCGCCACCATTTGTTTGTGCTATAACTTGTGATTTAGTCATATAACCAGCCTGTTCTGCTTCTCTATAAGCTTTTATTTCTTTTAGAGGATCAACATAATGTTGTGCTGGTGGAGTCCATCTTGGTTTGCAATATCTCATCGAATTTGCAGAATAATCAGGAAAATCAAGCTCTCCTGTTAATACTGCAAGTTCTAACCATAATTTAAAAACTCTTAAATGTAAGTTTTTAATCATGTATTTTTGACAGAAACTCCAATGTTGCCTGTCTTCTAACAAGCTAAGTCTTGAACTTGAATAATTAGTTTCTGAGAAGTCTTTACTAATAGTTTCAAAACTACAACCTATTCCTGTAGCGAAACGTCTAATCTTATTTTTTACAAACATCTCATATTGCTGAGATGGATAGTCAATGTCAGGAACATTTACACTTTCATTTGGCTGTAAATATCGGAATGTACCCGGCTCAAAATTTTGTATTCTTTGTGCATTTTGTACATCATCTCCAATCAACTCACCTTGATCGTTTTGTATGAATCCCATAATACTTGCACCAGCCCTAGCTCTTATAACAGCAGCTTCTTCATAACCCTGTAATTGGTGCATATCAGCCATTACACTATGAAACCAAGGTACGCCTCTATTCTGGCCGGGTCGTTCTGGCATATACAAATGTATAATTTCTGACGCATTTATAAAGATATGCAAAGACTGTTTATTTGCATAATCCAAGTAATACGCATCGCCGGGATGTTTCTTTAGGATGGCATACCTCTGCGCTCTTCCCCACTCGTCAACTTCAACACCATTTCTCCATTCGTTATTTTTATTAAGTGTTTTGCCATCATATTCCTCATCTAGCAAATCACTTTCTATTAGTTGTAGAGCAAGAGGAACTTTTGAATTACCAAACTGCTGT